ATATAGTTTTAACGTCGCACAATGTAGAGATGTGGTCGTCAACAGATTAAAAATATTGCAAATAATACTACAAAATGCTATTGACAGCTTTTAAAAATATAAAGATTATGCTAAAATTAAATTACTAAAAAATAAAATAAAAAGGACAAAAAATGTTTAAAATACCACTAGAAAAAATACCAGAAATCATTCAGATAATGTTATGTATTAATTTTGTTTGTATAGTAGTAATAGCATTAGCTTGTTTAATTATTGCAAGTATAAATAGCAGCACTAATAATAGATTAGATAAAATATTAGATGAAATTAAAAGATTAAATAATAAAAATTAAAACGGTAAATCTAATAATAATTCTTTAGAATCAATTTTAGAACCTCTGCTAGCGTGATATTGAATCTCATAATTATCATTAATATAATCTGGCTTTGAGTTTCTAACAATTTTACCTAAACCAAACTCTTCAACGCCATTAACAGTTGTTTGTGGGCGTTTAAGATTTTGAGAACACCAATATCGCTTCTTGCCAGAGAATAGAGGCATATCCTTGATTAAATATTGCTTCAAAACATAATTAGCAACTGCTTCTGGATTATCGGTTATAGGTACTGCTGATGAAATTTTTCCCGCACGCCAGTTTGAAATATTATACATATCTCTTCCTGATTTTGTCTTAATTTTTAAAGGCTTAAGATAGCCGTTATAGTTTTTAAACAATGAATGGAAATGCAAAGCACCGTCTTTATGGAGTTCTGGGACTACTAAATATTTTAAATCTGGTGATTTTTCGCGCTGACGATGCAACCACATATGCATGACATGACGACAATGATCAACGTCGTAACGATTGTGCTTGCGTTTATCGAATGTGAACGTACAAAAATAATCAAAATGATTGCACAAAATTATATCTTTAACTAAAGTTTTAGTTCTTCTAAGGGAGCGATTATCATTTATTTTTTGAGAAATTTTAGAAACTTTAGTTTCAACTGAATCATCTCTATTTTTTTCAACACCAAAATAAATTTTATAGGAATTATGATAAATTACAATTTTAGTCATATGTGGATAAACCTTTACTATGTTAGATATAATTTTTTCATTAGATCTAACGCTATATTTACTAATCATAAAAATACCCCAAAACTAATTTAACAGTAGTAAACGCACATAATGTGTCCCTATTATCAAGTAAGCGCTTCGCGCTAGGGACACACGGCGCGCACCGCGCACGGCGCGGTTAGCGCACCAAAACATTATTTATTTTTTTCTAAACAAACGGAGTTTTCGCTTAATCTTGACATCTGAATAATTGATATTAATATTTTGATTAAAATTCGAATAAACGTTAGGGTTATCGTCCCCAGTAAAAACAACTTGATATGTATCATACGAATCTCTTAATTTTTGACTTTGGAAAAAACAACCAAACTTAAGCGGATTAGCTCCTGTTTGACGTCCTGCATTAGTAAAATCTAATTTTTTTGAATCAAACGCCCAATAAAGCGTCAAAATAGCTCCACGGGTGAATGGAAGTCCTACAGATTTGCACTTAAAAGCGATATCAGAACGGCGACGAGTTTGTTTATTTATCTGGTCGTAATCCTGAGAAGTTACAAGATGGAGACGTCGCTGTTTGCGGTTCTGGGCAGACTGCTCTATGACCCAAGGCGGGACGTTGCGGGAATCTTGATTAGAAAAATAGTTCTGGTACTCATCAGTAATCATCAAAACACCGTATTTACCGTTCTTAACATGTTTAATAACCAGCTCATAGCCTAACTTTGACTGGTAAAATATGTAATATCTACTCGTGTCGAAACCTCTGTACATTAAATCCAGTAAGAGGGAAGGGTTATCGTGGAAATTAAGCGGAATCATATCTTTAAACGCAATATTTGATACTACAACTGCTCGCGGATACGCCCTACGTATCCGCCTTGCAAAATGAATAAGAGTTATTGTTTTACCAGAGCCTTGTTCTCCATAGAAAGCTTGAATTCCAGTTGGCTTAAATAGTAGAGGGTCTTTGGATAAACGGTAATTTTCTTTAATAGCGTCAACATGAATTTTTAAATCGCGTTTAACGAAATTTAATATCTCTGACATAAAAATCTCCTTTAAAAATTTAAATAACTATCCATGAATACGCTTATATAACCAAAGCGACATATGAATAAGTGGCGATAAAAGCATATATGTGATAATTAAAACTACTACCACCTTGAAAAAATCATTGCCAAGTAGATTCTTAAAAATTTGAATAGGGGTGGTAAAGAAGCTAGTTATATAATTTAAAGCATCTTGTAATGGTTGTGGTAATGGTGGCAATTTAAACCAGCCGAAAATAAAAGTTAATAGATTTAAAATCATCTGAATTATAATTGTAAATATCACTCTGAAGCCTCCGAAGACTTGTCAATATCGAAAATGTTCGTAATTTTGCGCCAATATGCATAAATTAAGACTATGACAACGGCAGATTGTAGTAACTTTTGGAAAATGTCCCATAGTTGAGGAAAATTAAAGCGCCATGCACACAATTTTAAATTATAGCCAATATCGCAAGTATTATTAGTAATATCGCTAGAACTTATAGATTTTAAAACGTTAATAGTAAATTCAAAAGGGGACCATAGAAAGCCTAAGGATTTTGACATGGAATCGGTGAAATTTTTAAAATAATCTTTTAAGTCTGTAATATCTGGAATAAATAGATAGGCTAGATACGACTTTAAAGCTATGCCGAAATTATCCAGATGACAGCCAATCGCTTGTATTATGTTTAAACTTGAACAATCCTTGAATGGCGAATACTCTTTACAGCTTCCATTTTCACAGTTTTGAGTTTTAGTGCCTGAAAAGTAGGAAGAACCGTCAATTAAAATCGGTAAATTAAGCACGTGGAAATTATATTTATCATCTAAGCCTGGGAATGGAATTCCAGGCCATACATATTGTAATATAAGATAATATGTTCCCTTTTTTTCGAAATTATACGTAAAATGTAGAGAATCCGCCAAGCTTAAATCACCAGAGGAATATATAGGCTTTTCATCTGATGGATTTTGCTTAATCTCATATCGAAATTTTGTATCACGACCCCAGGGGTAGAACATCGGCTTGCAAAGATTTTGGAACTGTTTAGTACATAAAAATGCGTCAAGCTTTAAACCGCTAACGTTATAATGAACTGACGGCGTTGCGTTTTTCTTTTTATTAAGATTATCAATTCTAATTCCCTCATAACCATCTGGATACGTAAACGGAAAATTATTTACGAAAAATTTAAAATCTTTATAAAGTGATAAATATGAATACTGAACTAATTTATCACTAGCTACGCCAGTATACAATAGAGGTCGATAATTACAGCCCCTATGATCTGATAACTCAATAAATTTAAAAACATGATTAGGTTTATTATGAAAACCTATAGAACTTGTAGAAATTCCAGCGTCATGAAAATCATCAATTTTAGAAAACGCAAAAACTATGTTAACACCATTTTGCAGAATTGCCCAATATCCACCGTTTTCAGTATCAATTATAGAACGAAATTCTCTATAATACGATAATAGTTGTTCTTTATACTCTGCGCGCGTTCTATTGACAGCACGTTCCAAAAAATACATATAGTTATCAGATATATCACCAAATTTATCTTCAGACTTAGAGCAATCCCGACCATTATCACGAATTTTAGGCAGGTATAAATTTGGCGTTGTTTTAATAACATCATCATACGGCGACTTAGCATTAGCATAAATAGGAATTAAAAGTTGAATAATTAAACTTAAGCTTAAAGTATATAGAATAATTTTTTTCATAATCAGTCTTTTCTATACGATATACGATTAATAAAATACAAAACGATTATAGTGGATAATAAAATGATAAAATATTTTATTAAAAAATTATCTAACATAAGTTGTAATTCGGTAGCGGTTATCACAATTTAATCCTTTGAGCTGGTTATGCTATATAAAGATTTAAATACAACATCTAATACCATCTTAAAACCTGCACCAACGGCAATTATTGCTAATAAAGATGGAAAATTGATTGAAATAGTTCTTGTAATAATAGATATAATCTCTTGAGTTGTCATTTTAAAATTTAAACAAGGGTGGGGTAGGTGGTGGAACTACCCCAAAAAAGCTATATGCCACGTCCTTTAAGGGAGCGATTAAGCACACGGCGGAATAAATTAAATCCAACGCCGAAACCAATCAAAACGGCAAAGCCAACCCAGTTGCTACTGAAATATTTTGCAACTTCAGTAATGATAGCTGTAGCATTCTCTGCTGTAAGTAACTGCACCTTGTTATCCTTTCTAATTTTAAAATTTATATAGGTAGGGTGGGCTGGAATAATAAGAATGTGTAAGTGATTGACCAATATCTAAAGCTCTGAATCCGACTTTCGCTGACACCCACCAAAAAATAGAACAAAAATAGAACTTAAACTATCTTGAGAAGAACGCAGAATTTTCAGGCGTTCCAGGTTCTGGCATATTATTAGATTGAGACCTGATAACGGCGTCATTTATAGCGAATTTTTGTTCGTCATTTACGAAAGCTTTATAAACATAACCATTCATAAATTCTATATACATGCGGGTGAATTCATTTCCAGTTTTTGGAGACTTTTCAGTTTTTATATATACACGGGGGATTGCGCTGATAATATTGTCTTTATTCATTTTATTAATTATCCTTTCGACATTTTTTAACGCTTAATATTACACATGAAGTATAACATGGGTTATATAGTTTTAATGTCGCACAATGTAGA